GGAACTACTTAGTAAATCCTATTACAGGTTACTACGTAGAACCTAAAGAAAAATACAACAAAAAAAGTCAATATAAGTATCACAAGACTTCTCAAGGTTTATAATAAAACATAATGATAGCACAAGCAAGCAAATTAAAGGATAAAATATTAGACATAAAGTATGGCAGGGTAAAGGCTGGATTGAAATTAGGAATCCCAGAGATAGATGAGCATATTCGCTTTAAAAAAAACCTATTGATAGCAATCGGGCACGCCAATGTGGGCAAGACCACAACTCTAATTTACTTCTATGTATTATGGGCAAAGATGCACGGTTTAAAGTTTCTTATATGGTCAAGCGAAAACAGTCCTGAATCTATAATGAGAAAGATAATCGAGTTTAAAATGGGTAAACCAATACAAGAATCTACAGACGATGCTATTTCAAATGCAGTAGACTGGTCAAACAAACATTTCAAGATTATAGATGTTGAAGATATGTATACTTATAAATCTTTAATAAAAGAAGCCCAATCTATAAAAGACGCTTGGGATTATGACGGCTTGCTTATTGACCCTTACAACTCTTTAGCTAAAGACCCATCTATTTTAAAAATGGTAGGTAATGCCCACGAATACGATTATCAAGTTTTGACTGAATTAAGAATCTTTACTAAGAGTAATAACGTACAGGTTTGCGTAAACGCTCACGGGGTTACTTCTGCACTTCGTCAAGTACATTACTCTGGACACGAATACGAAGGTTTAACAAGACCTTTAGCAATGAGTGATGCGGAAGGAGGTTCTAAGATTTCAAGTAGAGCAGATGACATCTGGACGATTCATAGATATGTACAACATAATACGGAATGGATGTATTCACACCTTCACGTCCTAAAAACAAAAGAAACTGAAACAGGTGGAAGACCAACTTCATTTGAAGAACCTTTAAAAATGCGAATGACTCAAAACAATGTAGGCTTTGAGTTTATGGGAAAAGACATATTACATAGTAAAAAACCAGAAGCAAACGAAATACTTAAATTTTAAATTATGATACAATCAATAGCCTTATTATTTTTAATAGCAACCGTATTTATCTTTATAAGCAATCAGGTAGACGCTGACGTAAATATTCAGCCTATAATTGGTCTTATGTTTGGGGCGTTATATTCCAAAGAAAGATTTGAAGAAGAAAATTTAGTACAAAATACCTTGCAATGTTGCATAGGTTTTATAAGTCTAACAGTAATATGGATAGAGAAAAAAGAATAATAGGGTTAGATTGGCTAAACATTGTAGCTAGTCAGCACGAAGATTGGATTAAAATAGTAAACGGATTTGGAGAATATAACTATGCCGAAGACATCGTACAGGAATCCTACATTAGACTAATTAAATATGCGACACCACAAAACATCATTAAAAATAATAAAGTATCTAGAGGATATATGTTTTTCACTCTCCGTTCTTTATACTTTCAGTATTATAATTCTAAAAGAAAAATACAGAAGGTTAGTATTGATGACGAAGAAAACTTTTTGCAAATAGCAGACGAAACCAATTTAGAAGAACACGAAGCCTTTAACAGGGTATGCACCCTTATAGATGAGGTTGCGGAGGATTGGACTTGGTACGATAGGAAGCTGTTTAAGTTGTACCGAGATACTGATTTAAGCATAAGAAAAATAGCAGCAGAAACCAACATAAGTTGGGTAAGTATATTTAATACATTAAAGAATTGTAAAACCGATGTCCAAAGTAAGTTAGGAGAAACATACGAGGACTACAAAAATGAAGATTATGACAGAGTTTAAAGGAGACAAAAGAAGTAAGTCTTACAAAGAATGGAAGAAGAACCACGCAGAATCTACCAAAGGTTTGGGAGACCAATTAGAAAAATTCACAGAAGCTACAGGAATAAAAGCTGTTGTTAAGTTTATAGCTGGTGACGATTGTGGTTGTGATGCTCGCAAGGAGAAACTAAATTACTTATTTCCAAACTACAGACCTAACTGCCTTACAGAAGATGAGTACAACTATCTAGAAGAAAGAGTAGGTAAACTAAACACAGTAACTATAGAAGAACAGAAAGCTTTGTTAAGCATATACAATAGAGTCTTCAATGATAGAAGAGAACTAACAGGATGTAACAGTTGTTTCTTGAACGGTGTCTGGAAGAAGCTAGAGAGAGTGTTTAACGAATACAAGTAAATGAGTTTAATAAGAAATAGTAAGTTAGTAAATCAGGCTGTAGATTTTACAGGGGTTCAGAATGGAAAGATACACCCAAGCGATGTAGATTTCGTTTTTGAATTTAGTAATAAGATTCTAATTCTTGGGGAGGTAAAGAGAAGATACAATCGAATACCTAAAGGTCAAGAATACTTACTTACACGTATTGCAGATAGATGGGGCGATGCTGGTTTAGTTATAAAAGTAGAACACGAACACAAAGACGAAGATACTGATATACCTTTAAAGGATTGTTTTGTTACTAGACGGTATGTAGATGGTCAATGGAAAAACTTTGAATATGGAGAAGAACCGATAATTTTGTTTTTAAATAAAATAGGTGTACATTACGAAAATAAAAAATGTAGATTCTAATGACACCAAGAGAAGAAATGTTCAGGAAGTTTGAAGTGATGGAAGATTTAGAACTTACTAGCAATCTTTTAATTATACAGCAAAACGTTTTTGATTGGTGTAAAGCCAAACCAGAGAACAAGAAGTTAAATGAGGTTAGGGATGCAATTGTAAAGGTTAGCCTTATATCTAATAAAATGCAATTAGACAAAGGGAACTATCATTTAGCGATGGAACAATACAGGTCAGAAGCAAGAAGGGCGGTAGAGCGAGCAAGGAAAGCCGAAGCCAATATTGAAGAACTGAAAAAGGAATTAGACACGTATAGAATAAGAGAAGATTTAGGATTATGAGCGATAGCATAAAAAAGTATTTTGAGAACGAAAATAAGAAAGATTATAACGATTGGTTAGAACACCAATGGACTAAGAACACTACACTAGGATTTAACTCAAGAGACGGTATAGTGCAAGACGTTAAAGACCTATACGAAGAGCGTAGTCAAGTAGGAATTAAAAAGTATAATACAACACTAGAGGATAGTAAAGATTCCTTAGATGCGTTCCTAATACATCTACAGGAGGAGTTAATGGATGCAACTTTATACATAGAAAAACTAAAGAAATTAAACGTATAAGTTTATATAAAAAAAACAAATTAAACGTATAGGTTTATATAAAATTATATATTTGTACCAAATAAGTGTTAAATTTAGGACATAATCAAATGAAAAAATCAACTGACTTTGTTATAAAATTATGGAACTGTATCAGTTGTGGAGCATCGAATTCAGGCACTATAACAAATTGCGGAAACTGTAACAAACAAAGAAAATGAGAAAAAGAACAACAAAGAAAGAAAACGTATTTAGTTGGAAAGACAATAAAATTAAGTACGAAAAAAAAACAGGAGTAGTACTAACTAAACAAATTATAAATGAAAGAAAGTAAATTGATTTGGATGCAGAAAGAAGTCCAACAAATGCAGAAAGTATTAATGGTAATGATACAAAGAATTGAGATAATCGAAAAGAAACTATTTGAGGAAGAAGTAAAAGAATAACAACCTAAAACAAACAAACAATGATATTACTATTTGATGCCGACAGTCTTATCTGGTCAAGCTGCTACAAAAAAAGAGAAAACCCAGAGGATAGTCCTTACCACGATAACCTAGAAGATGCAACCGCAAAGTTTGATGAGGTGTTTATGAGTATTATAAACAAGTTAGAAGAGTCTTATGATGTAGATAGGGTTGTAGTGTTTAGCGGTTCGCTAGGAAACTTTAGAAAGCTAATAACACCAAAGTACAAAGCAAACAGAATAAACACCCCTAAGCCCATCCTTTTACAAGAGATGCACGATTGGGTCAAAGAGAACTATAACTCGCTCTACGGACACGGTATCGAGACTGATGACCTAGTAGCTAAGTACTGGTACAACCTATCAAAAGAAGTAGGAAGGGATAACGTAATGATTATCTC